AATCAATCTAAAGTGGCTCAAATCGCATCTATGGACATAATGACTAAAGCCCAAAGACTAGAATATTTAACCAAAGTAATAAACGGTGAGATAAAAGTAAAGAAGCCAATAGTTATTTCTGGTAAAATAATGGAGTACCCAATGGAAACAGATATGAATGATAGACTTAAAGCATTAGCAGAATTAAATAAAATGGACGGCAGCTATGCACCTATTAAAAATGATGTTTCAATTATTAAACCAAACTATCCCGAGTGGATGAATGATGGTGATGAAAGCAAATCCTAACTACATACATCTAAAAAAAAAATCAATTTAGATAGAGTAACACTTTTACAAGGTGGAACAAGGTCTGGAAAGACTTATGCTGCATGTTACTTTATATTAGAACTATGCCGTAAGTATTCTAATTTACAGATTGATATTTGCCGAGATACATTCACAGCATTAAAAGCTACTGCATGGAAAGACTTTAAAGACATCATGTTAAGTTGCAATGTTTATGATGAACGCAACCACAATAAAACCGACCATACCTACGAATTAAACGGAAACATTATAAGCTATTACGGTGCAGATACACCCGATAAAATACACGGACGTTCTCGCGATATACTTTGGATAAACGAAGCACACCAATTCCCAAAGGAAACAATCGACCAGCTATTCCCAAGAACACGCCATAGGATAATATGCGACTATAACCCAGCCTTAGGATTAGAGCATTGGCTCGATGAATACATAGATAAGTACCCACCATTAATAACTACTTATAAGGATAATCCATTCTTAACCCAGGCACAGATAGAAGATATTGAAAGCAGAAAGAATAATCAGTATTGGTGGCAAGTTTACGGAAGCGGTCAAAGGGCCAATAGAGAGGGCGCAATATTTACTAATTGGGAAATAGGGGAGTTTGATAATACCTTACCTTATTGCTACGGACAGGATTATGGGTTTACAGTTGATCCTACTACGCTGGTTAAAGTAGCAGTAGATAAAAAGAAAATGATTATTTATGTAGAAGAGTGCTTTTATAAACGTGAGCAATTAGGAACTGATGCAATATTTCAACTTAACAAATCATACCTTACAAAGCCTAACGATTTAATTATTGGGGATAGTGCCGAACCTAGATTAATAACCGAACTAAGTAATAAAGGATTAAATATTAAGGGGGCAAATAAAATACAAGTAGCATCTGGACTTACAATCATGCAAGACTATAAAATAGTAATAACGCCTAATTCAATTAATACCAAAAAAGAACTATCTAACTATTCATGGAGTGATAAACGTGCTGGTTTACCTATTGATGATTATAATCATTTAATTGATGCTATACGATATGCAGTTCTATTTCTTTTAAATGATGTACCTTTTGTACCTTTGTATAACGTCAAACGTCAGAATTATGATTAAATGCACTATTCAAGATAAGATTTACAACATACCTACAAACTTTGATGAAATAAGTTACAAAGATTACTGTCTATTAAAAGACTGCAACCCAATTAAAAAGGTATCTATTATAACAGGGATTGAATTACCGGTATTGGAAGCAATGGATATTACTGATTTAATTTCTATTTTAGAACACCTTACTTATTTAGATATAACATTTGTAGCCGAAAACTTAACCACCGAAATAGAGCCATTACAAGTTGATATTGGTAAAAGCACTTACGGACAACTAGAAATGGCTAGACAGCTAATTAATAATAAAGGATGGGTAAACGCTGCTAATGATGTTTTAATGATTTACAAACAAGAACAGATACAAGATACTTTAATGCCTGTGGCTATGGCACACGCCCACGACATTTATACTAAGATTAATAACTTTCTAGAAAACTACAAACCATTATTTGAAAGCGAAATTGAGTTAGAGGAAGAACTTGCTGGTGCGGAAGTATTTAAAAAGTTCGGTAATTTTCCAACAGTAGATAAATACGCTATTGAATATGGATTAACACATAATGAAGTACTAGCTATGCAAGCAGAAATAGTTTATACTAAAATGCTTTATGAATTAGAGAAAAAAGATTACGAAACTAAATTAATGAAGATAAAAGGTGTTTAAAGATTTACTAAATAAAATCGGTGAGGATTTAGTTGCAAACCTTAAAAGAAACATTAAGGAAGTAAACTATAATGGATTTAGTCCAGCCAACAACACAGGGCGTTTAGCCAATAGCATTAATTACCAAGCAAGTGAATTTAGACTAATAGTAAAAGGTGAAGATTATATTTACCCTGTATCAGAAGGGCGTAAAGCTGGCAAATACCCACCATACAGCCCTAATGACGTAAGGTATGGTTATAAGGTAAAAGGCAAGAACAAAGGCAAGCCAAGAGGCACATTTCCTAATATAGCCGATTGGTTAAGCACCAAGCAATCAGCACGTTCAAGATTTAACTATGATAGCAAAACCGATAGCGAAAAAGCTGGTTTAGTGTTTATGGTAGCCAAAGGAATAGCGGATAGAGGAACGGTAATAGCGCAAAAGGGTGGCAGCGACTTGCTGCAAAGTGCGCTAACTAATGCAGAAAAAGATGCAGCATTGGCAGCTATTAATGATATTTTTGTAGTAGAGTTTAAAAGTATATTGAATGGCAAGCCTTAGCACTTATTTAGAAGATGTTACACCACCTAATCCATATAGTGCTGTTCACTATCCTATAACTTATTCGGGCACACCTTATAGCCAAGTAGTATTTATTGATAACAACGCTGGTAAATTAAGATTAACATTTGCTGCTTTGCCAACACTAACTTTAAATGTTGATGAATTAATTTACATTGAAGATGGACCATACTTAGGGTTTCACTTTATAGAAAGTATTGCAAGCGGTGTATTTGTTACAACTAAAACAGCCTTTGCTAGTGCAGACACTACACCAAGATTAGTTAAGTATTGCCCTGTGTTGAAGTTTGACATCTACAAAGGATTTAAAACAGGCGAACAATATCCAACAGAACTACCTTACACTAAAATAGCCGAGATAACAGCAGAAGTAAACGTAAATACAAGATATTATACTTGGGATGTTAGCGGTTTTCTTAAGTCAATCTTTTTAATTAAACCCCCAGTAGTAGGTATTGACTTTAATTTATTCAATGCCTTTAGATTAGTTTATGGCAGCCAAGAATTAGAAGTTTATAGAGTAGCGAATGCAGCAATCCCACAAACAGACTTTACAACTAATTACGTTAATACAGACGCATGGTTAAACAGTCAAGATGTAATTATATTTAATTGCGGTAAAACTATTTACAGTAAACTACAATCAAACGTAGTGATAAATGAAGTGATAGAGGATAACACATTTTTGCCAAACTTTACGCCTTTACAATTTACCAATGAATTTAAAATAACAGTACCATGATAAAAACAAATGCACAATTAAAAGCTGAAATAACTGCTTTGCCTACTCCGATAACAAGAAGCGCATTAGTAGCCCTATTAACTAATATGGTTGATAGCGGTGTGCTACAAACGTCTGGCATTACTTACGGCAATAAGGTAGTGTTAAAAGCCAATGGTAATACAAACATTGATACCCAACAAACAGGGGATGGATTAATTTACATTAACAATGAAGGTGTAATTACCCAAGAAATAAAATAATGGCACTATTTAAAAGATATGAGATTTGCTTCGGTGATGTGGTTCAAGAGGTATTACCTGTTGATAATCCATTTGTAACCTTTTACTTTAACTTTCTTAATGTTCCAGCATTTGTAACATTGGCTAGTGGTGCTGCACCTAACACTTACACAGGATGGCAGATAAATGGAAACACCACGAGCGGAACTTATACCTTTAGCTTTCAAGAAAATACCTTAAGCGGTAATAGAAATTGGACTGTAATAATAGAAGTTGGTGCATGCGGAACGGTAGTATATGATAACTGCTGCACTAATCAATACAACATAGCATGGCTTAATAGGCAAGGTGGATGGCAAAATTATATTTTCACAGGAGTTAAAACCTTTGAAGTAAGACAAGATGATGGCGATACCTTTAAGACTTACGAAAAAGTAATTAAATGGGCTAATAAAAAAGAAGTTTACAACGGAGTTATACTTACCACAGGCAACACGCCTAAGAGCCACGTTGATTATTTAGATAGCTTACGATACTCTATTCAAGCATACTTATACAATGATTTAACAGATGCTTGGGATATTGAAATATTAATTGACAGCGATAGTTTTGTTAAGTACACTTCAAGGCAAAAGCTATTTGATAATACCATTAGTTTTATTTACGCCAACGAGTTAGTAATACAATCGCAATGAGTTTTGTAGAATTATATATTAATGATTTATTGATAGAATTAGACGGTGCTAAAATACAAACGGATTATTCTATTGCTCAAATCGGTGCATTTGAAACAAGAAACGGATTTAGAGGTATTGACTTTGATATTCCTAAAACAGCCAACAACAAGACAATACTTGAAAACCCCGATATAATTAACAACACTTCGAGCAAACCATATCGAAGATTAAAGGCTCGATTATTAGTAGATGGCATAGACCAGCTAATTAGATTTGCGGATATTGAAGGAAGCAGCGATAAAATTAATGTAAGACTTTACGGTGGATTAACTACTTTCTTTGATTTGATAAAGAAAAAAGAAATAAATGAATTAGCATTTATACCAACATTAGCACATAATTATAATATTAATAACGTAATAGCAAGTAGAAATAATAGTAGCGGATATATTTACCCTTTAATTGATTATCACGCTAATAGCCCTAACGCTATAATAAGCAATAATAACAATGACTATGATGTTAGGTATATGTTACCTTGCTTATTTGTTAATCAAATATTAGCAAGCATTGTAGGTGATGCTGGTTATGGATTACAGAATAACATTAACCTTTTTGATTTACAGTACATTAATAATCCTTTATTACTTCCATTAACAGAACCAAATCAATCAAACTTTAATGCTAATTCAACACAAACAACAACTGCAAATGAATTTCAAATAGGAATTTTTCATACATTAGTTTTGGCTAACATAGCTGATAATGTAATTTCTGATATTCAAAATGCTATTAAAAGACAAAGTGAAACTTTAGATTATGATAGTATTATATTTACAAGAACTGTTGATTTCTGGGAGGCTAAATCAACAGGAACATATAGGATTTATGGAAAAATAATTTATAGTAATAGTTTTCCAAATGGAAGTGATGTAGATGGGGGGTTGTTACGTGCAAATAATTCAAATATATTTACCCAAATTATTCAATTTACACCAGTATCAGGTGCAGTAGCAGTAGAATACACGTTTGACATTACTGTTAATTTACAAAAAGGCAATAAAGTATTTCTATATTTATTTCACGGTGAAGGGACTACACCATATTCTATGCAAATATTAGCAGGAACTACTTTTAATGTTGAGGCAATAAATGTACAAAGAATGGCTTATGGTTCTAATATCCAAGTAGTTGAATTAGTGCCAAAAATAAAACAATCAGACTTTTTAATACAATACCTACAAATGTATTGTGCGATAGTTCAAGTAGATGAATTTAGCAAGCTAGTTAGAATAAATAAATTTGACGACGTACTAAGTAACATACCATTATCTGTTGATTGGAGTGATAAATTAGATTACAGCAGCGTAGAAGAAATTACTTATGCTTTAGACGAATACGCCATTACTAACAGACTACTTTATGCCGATGATGATAGTGTGATAAAACCAATCGGAACGGATGGCGCAATTGTAATTGATGATGAAACACTTGAAGATGAAAGGGATTTCATTGAACTAGACTATGCAGCAACAGAACAAGTTACAAGGCTAAGTGGTTTAAATATTTCACAAATAAAACTATTCACCACCAATGATGATAGCCCACCTAAAACCGAAATAACAGAAAAAGTAGAACCTAGAGTATTACTCTTAGAAAACATTAGCGGAAGCGTAGATTATACCGATGGCAGCACCACTACCAACGTAACTACTAATTTGCCTATAACGTGGTTTATACGAGCCGACAAGACTTATAACTTAGGATTTGCAAATAGTTTAATTCCAAGCTATTACAAGACATTAGAGGGCGTATTATTTAGAACTAAAATTATCAAAGCACAAATAAGACTAAACTCTTTAGACATTTATAATCTTGACTTTTTAAAACCAGTTTATATTGATAAGTTCAATAGTTACTTTTACATTAGCAAGATAAGCGGATATGATTGTACGAATAATGAAAGCACCGAAGTAGAATTAGTTAAAATAAGGTAACATGGCAGAAGTAGTAATATTTGATATTGATATTAAAGGTGCAGTAGATAAGTTGGCTCAAATACGTGCCGATATAAATGCCTATAAAGAACAGCAAAAACAACTTACTGATGAAGTAAAAAAAGGCAATCAAGAAGCAGCACGAAGTTATGAGGCTAACGCTGTAATCATTAAGAACCTATCAGCAGAACAAAGGGTATTAAGTAGGGCGGTTGAAGGTGCAGCACAAGTGCAAAAGAAAAATACCGACACTTTAAATGTAAATAATAATTCAATACAGCAAAACCGAGATTTATTAAAACAGCTAACGGCTCAGTATATAAATCTTAAAAACCCAAGCACGGCAGCAACTAATCAGATTAAAACGCTTAGTGATACCTTAAAGAAACAAGAAGAAGCGATAGGTGATAACAGGCGTAGTGTAGGCAATTATCAAAAAGCATTAGAGGGTTTAGGTGGTAGATTACCATTTTTAAAGAACGGACTAAATGGAATTAACGGAGTTATAAACGCTTCGCCTATTGGTAGATTTGCTCAAATACTA